GTCGTACAAATGTATTTTGCGTACTATCTATTAGCGGCTTTAAGTACCCGTCGTCTATATTGTAATGTAAGACGGTATTCTCTTTTACAAATGCTGGGCTTATAATCAATATCATTTTTTCTTTACTATTACTTGCTCCCAAATATGTCTACAAAAAGGTATTGATGTGTCAGTTCCTTTTCTTCTGTACCAACCTCCACGAGCTAACCAAACATCCGTAACATCTGCAAAGCCGCTAGACTTCATGTCGTTTCTAAGAACCTCAATTTCTTTCTTGGTGTATAGCTTCTTTTTAGCTACCATCTTACGGCAGAAGTCTCTTGATGTACTCCCTTGCTTTAAAGCAGGTGCAGACTTTCTTAGTGCATATCTATACTTAACTTCTGCTTTAGGTATATCTATAGTCTTAGCTATTCTATCCCCTAATGGAGTAAGTCCTATTACGCTACCTTCTATCTCTATTAGATTAGATGTAGATAGTTTATTTATTGAGGTTAATAATTGCTTAAAATCTAATTTAAGCAAGCCGCCTATGCTAGAAGCTTCTATTAAGGGGTTATCTAGTATTGACTTTAAAACACGTCTTATAATATTAGGCTCGTCTGCAAAATCAACTGGACTGCCGTCTGCATCAAAACAAATATCAAAACTATCTATTTCCTCGTAGTCGCTTTCACTTACTCCTATATCATCAAATAGGTAGCTTATATCCTCATCATCTGAGAAGTGGCTGCACATATCCGTTTTTGCTATCTCCGTATCTACTGGCTGCAATTCCTCTTCTAGTTCTAAGCCGCTCTGCTCGTTTATTAACTTACGTATTTCAGTACGGTTAAGGTTCGCTAAGATAATGTCGCTAGTGAGGTCTATTGTATCTATTGGCTTTAATGGTATAATATCCAAGTCGGTGCTCTGTATCTCTAAGAACGCTAATTTCTTGATAGTTCGCAGTATTGTGTTTTGTCTTTCAGAAATATAAGTGTTTGTGAATATCTCATACGCTAAATCAAGCTCATTTCTTGCTCCCATTTGCCCTGCCTCTTTTACTCCAAAAAGTATGGGATTAGTTACACGGTGTCCTATAAATATAGACTCTTTTACTCGGTTACTCATACCAATATAACGCTCGTGCAAATCGTTACCATTCATAGAGTGAATCTCTGATGAGTTCTCTTTTGATGGTGAGAATAAATGAACTATTTTGTTGCCAGTAGCCTTTCCAAACTTTTCTTGAAACGCTTTCTCAAATGACTCGCTTTCTTCTTGAGTTTCGGGTGAGCCGTTATTATGTTGTATTAGCGTACCGCCTACAAATCCATTGGTAACTTCATTTAGCCAGTAGTCTCCTATCTGTACGTCTGTCTTTATCTCAGCTAGTGAGCCTACATACACGGGTAATGGGTAATATTTGAAGTTTGGTCTGTAGTCTGTGTGGTATATTACACCTCTTTTTTGGTCAGGGTCTGTTGGTCTATACTTTTCGAGGTGCTTTACAGTTGGTCTGTGATTTCTTATACCCTTTTCTGTAATCCAATCCTCAGCATATTGTAAACTACCGTCCAATCCTAAGCGTATATTTGCAAAATCTAGGTGGTGGTATTGGTTTCCTGCCGTTGTGCGTATAACTTCGATAGCATAACCGTTGAATAACTCATAATCTAAGCACAAACGCTTCATTAAACTAGTCCAATCCTCGTCTATATTAGCAGATGAGAGCCATTTTTTAGCTGCTAGGTCATTACTATCAAGCCCATTTCCTACAATATACCCTACTTTGCCGTTTATTATAGCGTTATGAGTACTGGAATCGTTATATAAATCTATGAGTTCAAATGGATATAGGTTATCCGCACCAAAATAAACGATGTTTTGGCTTTTTTTCTCTAAGAATTGCGGCACTTCTGCGGATGCAAACTCTGTGACTATTGGGAAATTACTCATATATTACAGTATCTTGGTTATCTGTGTACGAATATACGACCTCAGACTCTTGTTTTAATCTTAATATGCCTCTTTGTATAACTATTCCAGTCGTACCGCCAGAGGTTGTGGCGTTAATAATTGAATATGGATAGTCTCCGTTATTCGGCAAAGCTATTGTAGCATTTGCAAGGTCTTGTATGCCCTCTATTAATGTAAATGATACATATCTATCGTTCACACTAGATGGTGCAGCTAAGGTCACGTCTACGGTGTACTCAGAGCTTTTAATGGTCATAGTATAATAGGTATTGACAACCTGATTAGAGATGTTGCAATAAATATAATTGGTTGTATTTTTTTCTATTATGTCCATTTTTGAATTAAAAAAAGCCCACCACATAATGCAGTGGACTTGGTGTCTATATTAGACTATTATTAAGCTGGTTGGAATGCAGTTCTAGCAGTTACCTCAGTGATAGGGTCAGGCTCTTGCCCTTGGAAAGAAAGGGAATACCCATTTCTATCTCCAAGTGCAGTGCCAGTCCCCGTGTCTCCAGCGGTCATACGTACTCCGTTCACTTCTCCCATTAACCAATACTTACCGTTATTATCTTTGATAATTACAGATAGCTTGGCTCTTGCTAACATTTTAACCTCGTTGCGTTTTGTGGTGTCCATCTTATTGAGAACGTAGGTGCAAGTTTGGTCAAAGTAGCTTGTTCCGTTTTGGTCATTTACCGTAGGGTTATCGTTCATTACAGAAGAAGCTCCCTGAGCGTTGGTAGTCTCGTACTTAAAGTACGCTAGACCCGTGCCAGTTATGGCAGACGCTTCACCAGTAGCCGTTTTAGATACTTCAAAGTCATCAGGCATATTTGCAAACCAAAACTCAGAGATTCCTCCCGTTGATTCATTACATCCTACTGTAAAGCCAGTCGTTAAATCACACGCCATAGATTAAACCGCTAGTGTAAATTCAACTATCTCATCAGGGTAAGCAACTTGCAAACCTCTTTTGAACTTAACTCTGTAGTAAACTTTGTCGTCTTTCTTGTCGTACCACATATCAAACTCTTCCTCATCGTTTTGTAAGTCAAAACCTAAGATAAAGTTCTCTTGCGTTCCTAAGAACATTCTATTTGTTCCATCAAGTCCAACAACTCCCACAAGTTTCACGTTCTTACCTACTACCTTAGTAACGTAATCAGTCCACTCAGTAGCATCTACATTAAAGAGATTCTTTGCATTTAAAGTATCTACATACTTGTCAAAGTTATCTTGTCCAACAAACAATACTTGGTTAAGTGCAGACTTTAATTTTGCAGGTCTTGCATTACATATATCTTTTATAAGAGTGTCAATGTTTCCACTTGCTCCTGATGTGATTGCAGTCGCAGCAAGAGTATTACCATCTACGGCAGTAGTTGCAGCGTCAATAGTCTTAATAAGCCCATCATATCTATTGATATATACATTTGCACTCCCAGTGTCTCCTTGCCAGTCAGCAGTCTCATTCTGCTCCATTATAGTAGAGAGTATGCTAGTAGCAATTTCAGACTCAAAGCTCATAGACTCAGTTTCTGAGTTACCTGCTGCAAGTAGCATTTGTGTATATTTAGGAATTAAATCCTTCATACAAAAACCACTGTAATAAGTGATTTGCCCTACTGTGATATTTCTATCTGTAAAAGCTACACCTCCTGATGCTGATGGTGAACAACCGCTACCATCTTGCGGAAAGGCAGTCACTGCCAATAGGTGAATTGCGTCTGTTTTCTTAACTCCTGATTGAAGCGTGAAATAGTCGCTTGACGTTTTCTCAAAATATAATCTTGAGATAAGGTCGGTGCTGTTTTGGTTAACGTAGTCCGTTAAACCTGATACATCAAAACTCATTTTTATTTATTTACTTATTATTAATTGCTCTAATTACTGCTCCCATCTTAGCCGCTTTCTCTGCTCTTGTGATTGCTTTAAACTCTTGTGGCTTGCTTGCGGTAGATACTTCGCTCTTTGCGATTTCTTCTAACTCAGTACCTACCTTTGAAAGTGTTGCTTTGAACTCTTCTTTCATTTCTTCCTTTGCTGCTACTACTGATGCAAGTTCTAGTTTTAGAGCCTTGTTGTCAGCGTTTACAGTTTCAAGTGAGGCAGTGAAAGCCTCAGCATACTTTGCCATTGCTTTTTCTATAAGTCCATTTAGCATTTCAGATGTAAACTCATTGTCTACTTCTGCATCTACTACTTCCGCACCTACTGCCTCAATACTTACTACAAGACCGCCAGCAGTCTCTATAATAGTACCGTCAGATACTTCGTGGATTCCATCAGGAGCAGCTACTTCACCTTCGGGTAATACTACTGTAAGAGCAGTGCCTTCGATTAGTTCGCCTTCCCATTTAACGATTGTGCCATCTACAAGCGTAGATTCACCAAAGTTCTCTTCGGTTGGCACTTCCTCAGTCTCCGCTTCTGCGAATACTGATTTAAGCGTTTTTATCACGCTTTCTAGATTTATTTTATTCATTGTTTTAAATTTATACGGTTCTAAGTCAAATACACCTTCCACACTAAAGCCTTTTAAAAGACCATCTTTCTTAACCTTCTGCCAAGCTTCGTCATTCTCTACTTTTGCAGCGATAAACCAAGTACCATCTGCTACGTTTTCAAAACCAGAAGGGGCTGAGATACCAAGCTCGGCATCGGTTATAAATGATTGATAGATGTATACACCATCAAGTATCTTAAATGAGTTGTGTTGCTCGTTAAAGTTGTTGTGCTTATTCTCCTTGAATAGCTTTTGAACGAGTGCTTTGATAGTGTCCTTTTTGAATATAGCGTAATACTCACCTCTTTCATCTCTACGATAAATAGGCAAGTCGGGTATCATTGCCGCCCCCATTACTATACGCTTATCCTCGTTAATAATCTCAAACTTTTGATTTGCAAACGCTTGGTAGTTCAGACCAATAGCAGGAGTATCTAC